TGCGTGCTTGTTGTTCAATCTCCCCTCGCGACGGCGGTGCGTCGTCACTGGGCAAAGCATACGTGCGCCGCTTGCGCAGAGCAATCGAGCGCATACGCCCGCGCAGGCGCGGATAGGCGGCTTCGCCAGCAGCGTCGCACGCCTCCGCAATCGACTCGAACCATTTACCCGACGCCAGCGCCTCTGCCAGCTCTTCATCGCTCTCGACCGACTTGCAGCCCCATGTGGGATGGCTTGTCGTTTTCTGATACGGACCCGGCGAGCAGTAGACTTGGATCGGATACATCATTTCCCCTTTTTAACCGGTTTGCCCGCCTTCTTCGCTGCGGTGCGCGCCGTCTCAAGCGCAATCGCAATCGCCTGCTTCTGCGGCTTGCCCGACTTCATCTCTTTCGAGATGTTTTCAGAGATCGTCTTTTTCGAGTAGCCCTTCTTCAACGGCATAAATGCTCCTAAAGAGAAAGGGCGGCATTGCGCCGCCCCTCTCTATTATGCAGGATTACTGCCCAAAGATCAAGACACCTGCCATTTCCGGCGCGGTGCAGACGACCCCGTACAGCGTATCCAGACGATACTTGATCGTCATGGTGTCGATGTCGTAGAACTTCTGCATCACCAGCTCGATGCCCTGGTCAGTGCTTGCACGCATGACCGCCGCGCCGCTGTCGGTCGGAACTGCATATCGGCCCGGGAGCAGCTCGATCGAGTTCTTGAACCAGAACGGGTTGACGTTGCAGGCGTTGTCGTTCAAGAAGTTGATCGACGCGGTAGCTGAGGAGCTTGCCACGTTGATGTTCTTGTACTGAAGCTCTGCATCGGTCGGGGTGCCGGTCGCGCCAATCAGCGGGGGACTGATGCGCAGTTGCGCGGCGCCAAGCGACGGCTCCGTGGTCGGCGTTGCGATAACGCGGAACGTCTTGAGCTGACCCGTTGACTGCTTGGTGATCTGGTGAACAGCTTCGATACCAGCGATCGTGAAGCAGTCGCCAGGGCGAACGTTGGTTACCGCCGAGACCGTAACAACCTGCGTGCGGTTATCCACGTTCAGCACGCCAGCCGTGGAGCTGGTGGTTGCACGCGGCACGAACTGAACCTGCGCGCCGTTGGTGGCGATCGTGATCGCGGTAACCGTTGCGGCTGCCAGGCGGTTCGCATAGTCGAGCTTGTAGGTTTCAAAACCTGCAACCATGCCGACGTATGAACGCTCATACGCGCGGTCAGACTTCGCGTTACCGAACGAACGGGTAGCGACCGCAAGGTTGCCAGCCAGTCCGTTGTAATCGCGGGTCGACAGCGCCAGGTAGCGGTCGTAATCCGGCACGCCCTGCTCGTTCATGATCGCATCGCAGAGTGCCACGTCGTCGTAGTCACCCGCCGCGCCTGCGACTGCAACCACGAGCGTGCCCTGCTCAGAAGCGACGTTCAGAACGGAGCGGTTGATGTCGGACGCCAGCTTCTGCTTGGCGGCATCGCCGAGGCGGCCTTCTTGCAGCGCGTCGCGCAGTTCCTTCGCGTTCAGCTTCCAAGCCGAGGTCTTGGAGAAGCCGAGCGTGGACGGCACGGAAAGCTGCGTCATGTCGTCGTAGTTCGACGAGATAGACGAGCCGACAGTGCTATCAAAGCTCTGCGCGATGTACGGCATCGGACGCCAGATGGTATCGCGTGCGCGCTCCATCGTTGCGCCGTCGGTGGCGTAGACGTTGACGTTACGGCTCAAAACGAGCGCATCCTGGAAGCCTTCGAGAATGTTCTCGAACGCTACGATTTCCTCTTTGGAAAATGCATTGGGCATTTCAGACTCCTACTATTTTTGTTGCCGCGACCGCTTGTAGGCCATGACCTTCGACATATCGCCGGTCTTGAGTGCCTCGTTGCGCAGTCGCTCGAGTGTTGAATCTACAGAACTTGCACGCCCGGTGCCTTTAACAACGGGCTCTGGCGCCGGCGGTGGCTTGCGAGTAGTCACTTTGAGTTCCTTCTCCAGCTTCGCAACCGCAAACGCGAATTTCACGGGATCTTGGATCGCAGCCAGTTCCTTCGCTCGCCGAGTGTTCTTGCCGAGCGCATACACCACAAGAGCGGGATTGTCCGCGCCTTGGAGCATAATGCCCTGCTGAACCTCGGAGAAGGTCTCCTGCGCAATCGCCTCGGCGTCCTCGTAGTCTTTCACCTTCAGCGCCGCTTTCGCTTTGCCGTAGGCGTCGAGCTTTTCCTGCCACGACTTCGCCTGCTCTTCCTCTGCACGCTTCGCCTTTTCGGCTTCTACGTCAGCGGCTCGCTTGCGGTCGTACCAGGATTCGAGCGCCGCCTCGAAAGCCTCGGCGTCGTAGTCGTGATCCTCGAGCTTGGGCTTCGGACCCACCGCCTGCTTACGTGGCGGCTCGGCGGTCGTCAGCTTCTGCTGAAGTTCGCGATGCTGTCGCTGTAGCTCTCGATGCGCCTTGCGCAGATCCTTGACCCACTGCGGAGCGGGTTGGTTCTGCTGCACATCCTCTTCTTCGGGGTCCGGCGATTCATCCCCAATCGAGACAACCATATCCCCATCGTCTGCTTCGTCCTCGATCACCATCTCGGTATCGAGCGCATCCTCGGGAATTGTCTCAAGCTCTGCCGTATTTTCTGACATTTTCAACCTCTCGCCCTGTGGTGGGCGGCAACCATGAAATCTATTCTAGATGCTGTCCTGTGAATCGCGCAATATTCATGCAGCAATCCCGACAGCGGCAAGCAATGCGCGCGAGTCCATCTCGTCGATGATCTCGAGGATGGCGATGATCTCCTCCTCCTCACGGGCGAAGATCTCGACGACCTTCGACGCAACCTCGACCTCCTCGCGGATGCGCGACTCGCGTTCGATGCGTGCGACCTGCTCGCGCAGCTCATCAAGCGACGCGCGGGCGGCCTCGTACTCTGTCACCAGCTCGCCAAGTCGCTGCGCCGATTCAGACTGCGCCTTTTTCAGCACACGCCGCGCGGCCTTGATCTGCTCCGGCACCTCCTCGGTGCGCAGCGACTCCTCGAACCTGGCGCGTTCGTTCGCCCATCCGCGCTTTGCCGTCTTGCCGGGTCCGCCGCCTGCAAGCTGCGTGATGTTGGCGATCAGCTCAACGGGGAAGCCGGTGATGTTGTACGCGCCCGGCGTCGTTTGCAGTACGAACTGACCGGCGGTCGCCTTCTCAAGATCGACGGGCGAGCCGGTGATGTCGTAATCGCCGGGCGTCGTGTCGAGAGCGCGACCCAGCAAGAGCGAGGGCGAGCTGCCCGTGATGTCATAGTCGCCGGGCGTCGTATCCAGCGCGCGGCCGAGCAGCGTCTGGGCGTCAGCTCCGGTTAGGTCGTAAGCACCAGGCGTCGTATCGACCAGACGACTCGCCAACAACGACGGCGAACTGCCAGTGAGGTTGTAGGTGCCGGGCGTGGTGTCGAGCGAGTAAGCGGTGACGGCAGCCGCATCAAGCGGGAAGCGCGTCCGTTGCGACTGGAAAAGCTGCCAAGGGTTCGACGTTAGCGCGAGCGCCTCAACGGGCGATATGGCGCGTTCCCAAACGGCGCCCATCGTGAAATGGCCGTCGAACGACTGCGGGAATGCGTTGCCGAAGTACAGTCGAGTGCCGGCGTTGGTTGGTGCGTTCGAGGTGCTGTTGATGAACGCGCCGTTGGCATAAAACGCCACGTCGTTGCCGGAAATAGTGACCAGCACGGTCTGCGTTTTGCCAACCGCGGCGCCGCCAGTCCACGTGAATCGGTACGCGCCGCCCCAGTAGACGCGAAGATCGCCCGCGGTCGTCTGGTTGACCAAAAGACGCGGGCCGCCCGTGTTGAGCGCTGTTTGCGCCCACTGAACGACGCCTCGCCCGTTTGCAGTCGTCGCAAGACTGAGCGGATGGTACTGGATCAGAACCGAGATGCTGGTGGCGTTCGAGGTCGTCGGCGCCGTGACCGCGCCATCCGCCGCCTGCTGCCTGACGCGCCACGTCGTCTTAGACTCAACAACCGAGAAATCAACCGTACCTTGGATCAGCGTCCGGTTGCTGCTCGCCAGGTTGATCGGCTCGATACCGCCCGCCGCGTTGACGAGCGCGGTCAATCCCTCAGTGAGATGCGAGCCAGAGAGACTGCGCGTGCTCGGCTGGCTCTGATTGACCTTCGGCAGAATAATCATGCGATGTCGTACTTGATGCCGACGTACTCAAACGAGTTGGTGTTGATGGCGTTAGTTCGCAGCGCGGCGCCCGTATTTTGCGCCACGTACAAACCCCAGAACTTTGGCACAACGCCGCCGAACAAGGCCGCAACCGAGAACGGGAGGACAAAATATTGAACGTCGTTTGCGTTCGTGGCGACGTTCACTGCGGCGCCAAGTCGCAGCGCGTTGAGAATGCCCGCGTTTGTCAACACCTCCCCGCTGTCGGTGCCGTCGAGCTGGTCGATAGGCGTTGTCGCAAGCGACGTTTCCGCGCCGTAAACGTAAATCAGGATGGAAGTATTTGCTGTCGGACCCGTTCCGACTGAGACGCTGCCGCTCACCAGAACATCGACGTATTTGTTCGTTGTATTGTCAACCTGGCTCGACTCTCGACCAGTAGTAAACGGGCCTGAGCTGCCAAGCGCCGAGAGGTCCATTGTAATGGCGGTATTGCTTGAATAATTGACTGTTGAGGTTGCCATTTAGCTCGCCCTCGCCTGCATAACGTCTTGATAGCTAACGTCCCGCCCGATGGCGACCACGGAGCGAGAGAGCAGCGCCGCGGCAAGTCCGCTGGTGCCGTACACCGCATCATATTCGGCCTGCGTAATGACGCCCGTCACGACCCAGCCGCTGAACGCCTGCAATATCGCCTGCTCTTCCGTGTGAATCAGCGCCTCGGAACCGCTCACTATAAGGTCGAGGAACACTTGGCAGCTCGCCTGCACCGCCTCTGGCTGTTGGCTGTCGGTCGCCGCCGCCTGAATGCGCACACGAGGACCGCCTGCCGCCCAGAGCATCGCAGCGCCTACGGTGATCGGCTTGTAGCCCGCCTCGCTCGGCGTGTTGAGCGCGACCGCGATGGCGTATGCGCCGTCTGATGTCTGCGGCTGAGACGAAAGCGCTGGATCTGCGACGATCAGCGCGTTGATGGCTTGAGCTTCTTGTGGTGTCAGCATCGCTTAAACCAGCGTGAACATGGTGCCTGGCGAGGCGTTGTTGAACTTCAGCGTAAAGGTCTCGCCTGCGCCGACTGAGATGGCTGAGCCGTAGTCGAACCAGGCGATCAGCGGATCATTAGCTGCCGTATCGTTGTACAGAACGGCATAGCGGAAAGGCCCGAATCCAGAGCCAGTGCCGGTCCAGACAATCTCGGTGCCGCTCACCGTCGTCGTGCCCGACACTTCGGCGATCGTGATCGTCGTTGTCTCGCCGCCCGTTGTGTAGCCGCCGCCGTTCACAACCTGGTCGATGTTGGACAGAATCGTATCAGACACAACCGGCGTATCCGTGCTCAAAACTAGCACGACCTTGAACGTGTTAGCGTCAAAGTCGTGAACGCCGCGCACGAGCTGCTCGGAGAAGTCGTTAAATTTGTTCCAGGCGCTTGTTGCCATCAGCCCACCTCAACGCCGACGATTCGGCCTTTCTCGCGCACAATGCGCTTCGGTTTGGATATTGCCGCAATCGCGGCCTCTGCGTTCTTCTTGTTCGACTCGACGAGCGACTTAATCGCCGACTGGATCTCATCGCTGGCGCTCACGAGCTGCTTGGCGGCGTCGCTCAAGAACTCCTCCGCCGCTTTCAGCTCTCGCATCTGATCGCTCATCTCGACCATCTCGCCTGCCGCGCGTTGTGCTGCGTTGAACTTCATGGCGGTGTCGATGCGCAGGTTCTCGAGTTCGAGTAGCCGCTTCTCGCGTTCGATTTCGTCCTCCTCGTCCTCTTCCTTCTCCATCTCCTCGCCCTCCCCTACCGCGATCATCAGCGCAGGCGGGCGTTCGGAAGGCATTGCAGGAGCAGGGGAGGGCGCTACGCCTTGCAGCTTGGCCAGCTCCGTCGCCGTCTTGGCTTGCGTCAGCTCGGCGTCGGCGATGGTATTAAGCACGTCCGCGCGCGCCTTCTCTGCCTTGGCCACCGCCTCCTCGGCTGCGGCTTGCAGGTAGATCGCGTTCGGGTCGGTCGGCTGCTCCTGACCTGCGAGCGCCGCCATCTCCTCGAGTTCGGTCTCGGTCGGCTTGACGACGCCCATGCTGACCAGGCGCTTGCGGAAGAAGTCGCGCACGTCGGCGATGCCGTCGGCTTCCATGTTCATCATCGAGAGCGCTTGCAATACCTGCTGCGTCTCGGGGTCAGACGTGATCGACATCATACCGGTGAGGGCGCGCACGGTCGCCGCCTTCTGGCTGGAGCTCGACGGGCCGACATCCGCCACCACGTCGAACTTCGCGCGGGATAAGTCGTTGTCGAGCTCGAGACGCCCCGTCTCCTCATCAACGCGCGGGCGCATGAGGACAACCTGCTGCATCTCGTTGGCGGAATCGACGCCCTTCATGGCGCGGTCCTCCTCGACGTAGACCTCCTGCGCCATCGAGAGCCAGATCTCGCCGCAGCGCTTCATCGCCTTGGCGAAGTTCGAGACGTAGATAAACGTCTGGTTATCCAGCCGCTGCTGGATCATCTCGATAGCTTTGCCCGAGATGTTCGAGACGATCTTGTCGCCCTCGCCCTGGTTGCCGAGGATGTCCTGCATATCCACTTCGGTGAGCTGCAAGAGCGCAGCCATCGCCGGCGGGATCTGCGGGCTTCGCGTGTAAGCGACGGGGCCTGCGGCTTGCTGGCTGCCATCGGGCGTCGTGATCGGGTTGATGAGCAAGTAGGGATAGTTCTTGAGGTTATCCTCCGCCCACTGGATCTGATGCCCTGCGACCTGCTCCGGCACCATGATCGGCTTCTCGACGCTCGAGAGCGCCGAGATCTCGCCGAGTTTCGAGAGCTGCATGTTCTTGAGCCGCTGCGCGTCCTTCGCCAGGCGGACGTGGCCCATGCAGCGCTCGACGTTATCAACAAACCAGCGCTTGCCGAAGACCGGCACGATCGGAATGCACGTTCCTGCGATGTAGCCGCAGTCCTCGAGCACGCGTCCGCCGGAGAGAATGTACTTGTGCACGCGACGCTTCTTGATGCGCCGCTGACGTACCTCGGTCGAGCCGATGGCGAGCAGAGTCGCCTCGAGCTCCTCGTCCGCGTCAAAGTCGGCTTGCGTGTAGCGCTCCTCGTTGCCGCCGATGTCACGCCACATGCGCAGCAGCTCGGACACTTCCTCGACGACGTAGTACTCGGCGACATACACCACATCGGGCGTATCCCAGTCGAACTCGGTCTGCTGAATCTCTTTCGGCCAGTCGGACGGACTGTCGCCGTATTGTGCCTTGTACGCCTTGCGCGTCATGGACGACACGACGAAGCAGTGCTTCGCGTCCGCCTTGTCCTGACGCTTGGAGTCGAGGTCAAAGAAAACGGACGAATCAGCGTCATAGATCGGCTCGATCATAATGCGCTGGTGTTCGTTCTCGGGGTCGTACTCGTCCTCGTAGCACGTCCGCAGCCGCCAGGCGCCGAAGCCGCCGCCGACCGCCTCCTCGAAGGCGTTGTCGTAGGCCTCGTTTGCGACGCTATCCTGCTCGTCTGCACGGAACAGCATGTCGCAGGTATCAGCAAGGCGATCATTGATCGCGCCGTCCTTGGCAACAAAGTCGACGGTGACGCGGCTGTTGCGGTACTCGTTGATGATGCGAATGACCGCGAGGTGAACCTTGTTGACCTCAAAGCGCGGCTTGTTCTCGAACTGGTAACCGAGCGGGCCTTCCCACTGCGCGCCGCTGATGCTGTAGAAGCGCCGATCCTGCAAGCATTGCAGCCGCTCGTCCCGCAGCGCCGACTGGATGTCGTCGAACTGCGACATTGCATCCTGGTGGAGCTTGTCGAGACGCTCGCTCTTTGTCATTCGGACCATTCGGTCACCATCGGTTGGCTATCGGAATCGGCGTCACCACGGCGGGCGTGGCTGAGACCTTCGCCCGGCGCACGCCCTCGAGCGCATATCGTAGCGCATCTATGCAGTGATTGTCGCGGTCGGCGAGAGCAGGTAAGACCATGCCTGTCAACGGGTCCGTCTTGTAGCTGTAGAGCGACAGCTCGTCGATCAGATGCTGGCAGCGCGGGTGAACGACGATATCGAAGCTCTTCAGCCACTCGATGCCTTCCTCGACCGACTTCGGCCCCTTCACCGCGGGCAGTATCTTCGGGAAGCCGTGCCGCCGCATGTGGCTGATCGTCTCGGGACGCGCCGAGTCCGCGATGATCGGCCAGCGCTCGGCGTCCGGCACCGTCATGAACAGATCGGGCGTCGACGTGATCTCGCACCCGACCATGTATGCCTCGTAATCGACGTACAACGTCCTCCCAGCGATGTAGCAGCGCACCAGCACCGTAGGGTCGACTGAGAAGCCCCAGTCCGCCCCGAGCCGGTGTATGGCGTCTGGCGGGGCCTCGAACTCCTCGATGCGCCAGTTGCGGAACACGCGCGCCTCGCTGTTGGTCAGATACGACCCCATCCAGACGTGGCTGTACTTCTCGGGGTCGCGGGAGCGGTCGTATTCCATCTCGGCCTTCAGCTCATCCGGGAACCACGGGTTATCCGTGTAGTTCACCTCTCGGATGATCGATTCGGGCGGAGGAACTTCGCCGCGGAGCAGCGCGTCGACCGGATCGCTCGCCTGGTTCGGGTTCCAGGTAAACCAAAGCTCGGACCCGCCCTTTCGCATCGTCGGTCGCAAGAGGTCGAGACTGCGCTGGCTTAGGCTCTGCGCCTCCTCAACCCACGCGCAATCGTAGCCTTCAAGCGACTTGATGCTGTCCGCCGTGTGGTTCTGCATACCCTGGAAAATAATCAAGCCGTCACCGTGCTTCGACTTGATGACCGACTCCTGCACCTCGAAATACGCGCCTGCGCCCATCTGCTCGATCTTGAGCTCTAGCAGGCGCTTGACCGACTGCGCCAGGCTCTTCTGCACCTCGCGCACGCAAACCGTGCGCCGCCGCTGGTCCATCAGATGCGCCTCAATGACCATTTCGGCGAAGAAGTGCGACTTTCCCGAGCCTCGTCCGCCATGCGCGCCCTTGTAGCGTGAGGGTTGCAGGAACGGGAGGCCCCATTCCGGGGTTTGGATCTGGAGGGTGCTCAACGCTTAATCACGCGCTCGATCTTTCGGATCTCAATCGGCGCGCCATCAACGCCCGTGTGCTCGTGGTGCTGAACCTCTTTCCACCGCATCTGCGTCTTGCTCCACCAGATCGCCGCCGCCGTATCGCCGGACATGACCTTCTGGAACAGCGTCTTTCCAACCTGCCCGTTTGCCTTTGCCTTGCCGGACATCAGCTCTTGGGCGAAGTGCTTGCGCAGCGTGTCGGCGTCGATACCGTCGCGGACCAGCACCGCGATCTGCTCGAAAGGCAAGCCGTAACCTGAAAGCGCCTCGACCTGCTTTCGCTCAGCGTCAGTCGGCTTAAACGGCGGCTGACCTGCGCCTGGACGCGCTCCGCCGTGCCCGTTTGTCTTTTTTACATCCGAAGTTTCAAGTGTAGGCTTCTTTGTTGCCATTGCTAACCTCCGCGAAAGGTTGTCCAGTTTCTGCGTGTGTTGCCTTCTTGCCTGTGAAGTCCTGCCACCGATTCACGATAACATCGACATAGGATGCAGATAACTCCATGAGAAAGGCTCGCTTCTTTAACTTCTCGCAGGAAATCAAAGTTGTCCCGGTTCCGCCAAAAGGATCGAAAATTGATTTCGATAGATTGCTCAGGTCACCGATAGCCCAATCTGCCAGGTGAATTGGCATCGTCGCACCATGAATGCTGGCGTATTCATTGGATCTTTGAGGAGGTGCCGCATAGACACTTTGCATGGTGCCTTGCCAAGATGCGAATGGCACTGCCCTAGACGCTCCGATCTCTCCAAAAATCAAGACCCACTCGAACCGAGAAGCCATTACTCCTTTTGAAATCTGTGGTGCAGCGTGTCCTTTGTCCCAAGTTGCAACATCCACAAGCCTGTCGATTCTTTCATTGATCCAGGAAAACAGTTCCCGCTTGTTTCCAGCCAAAGGTTGCACGTTGACAATCCAAGAATTCACGAAAGAACTTGATGCAGACCACCATCCATTCATGAGATCCGGCCATGAGTCTGCATCATCGGTGTGCGTGTCATAAGCCCCACCTCTTTTGGAGATCTCTTTGTTTCCTGAAAGAGCCGCGCTTTTTCCTAAAGCATAAGGTGGGCTGGTGAAGCATAGATCCGCCTTATGCCCTGCCATCAGCTTCTCGACCGCATCGACGCTGGTCGAGTCGCCGCACATTACCCTGTGCTTGCCCAGAATCCAAACATCGCCAAGCACGGTGACTGGATTCACTGGCACTTCTGGCACATCATCCTCGTCAGTTTGACCAGGCTCGATTTGCTCAGGCGTCAGCGCCGCGATCTCCTCCGCGCTGAACCCGGTTAGCTCAACGTCAAACCCGAGCCCTTCAAGCTCGCCGAACTCAAGCGCCAGGAGCGACTCATCCCATCCTGCGTTCAGCGCCAGCTTATTGTCCGCGATGACGTAGGCACGCTTCTGGGCGTCGGTCCATCCTGCCGCGACGATGACGGGCACCTCCGCCATGCCGAGTTTACGCGCCGCCATCAGGCGGCCATGCCCTGCGATGACCTGCTCGGCCTCGTCAATCAGGATAGGCGTCGTCCATCCCCATTCTTTGATGCTGGCGGCAATCTGCGCCACCTGGGCGTCGCTATGCGTGCGACTGTTGCGCGCATACGGGATCAGCTTCTCGACCGCCCGCCGCTCGATCTTTTCAGGGTGACGCGTCACCGACCACCTCAATCAATTTATCAAGATAATGGCGCGCCTTGTGTAGATCCTGCACGCCGCCCTTGTCCTTCCATCTGGTCACATATTTTACAACATTTCCTTCAAAAAAGCCGAGCTCGTTCGCCGCGATGAAGTCCCACGGCTGGACGGTCTTGCCCTTGTAGTGATCCCCACCGACCTGGCGGGAGTTGGGGTCGTTGCTCATTATATACTCCGCCATCAGAAATTGTTTTCGAGATTAATGCGGACGAACTTATAAAGATCCGGCCGCTTTGATTTCATTATTGTCGCGTCCTTGTTCCGCGACCGCAGCCTTTGCCCGAACCTGTCCCACCACAACCAATAGTTCGCCTTATTCTCAACGGGAGTATTAGCGAATACCTTCACCGACAAATACCGCCCGGTCGGATCGGTGTTTCTAGTGTAGACGCTCCACTCCGAGCCGTACATCTCGCGCAGCTCGAACGCCTCCTCAAATCCTTCGGGAACATTCCCAGAAAACATCCTCACTTTCTTCCTTCTCCTCCTGCGTAACTTTGTCGCCGCTGCGGTAACAAGTAACAGTAACACACCCCATTTTCATATATGGGGGTGTGATTACGTGTTACCTGTTACCACCGCCTAGCCCCCAACACATTTACCGTAAATTTATATGCTGTTACCACGTGTTACCGCTCCCCGCTTATTCATCAATTGATAGAACCATCTGAGCGGCCGTACCGGGGTCCACGACGAGCCATCCACCGGGATGAGACGTGATAATTTCCGCCGCCAGAAGGTTATATATGATGCGTCCGCTGGCGCTCTCCTTGGCGTAGACTTTGGCAGTCGATTCCTTCGTTCCCTCATGGTTGATTAAATACGAAATAATATCTTCCTTTGAAACAAATGGTTTTCCCTCGATTATCTCTCGATTACCTCGACGCCACGCATTACCCAGCCGCCGAATATCTCCCGCCGCCTGGGTCTCCTTCTTTTTTGGTTGTTGCTCCTCCGCTTCCGCCTCGGCGAACACCGCGCCCTTGATCTCCTCGCCGTCCTCATCGAACCAGCCGAGCGCCACGGTCTGCATCTTTCCGTGCAACGGCTGCGGCATTTCCGCGTCTTTCATCTTGGTGCAGGAGATCTCGATAGTGCCGGTCTCCTGCCGTTGAACGAGGATTGATGAGTCCACGGAGGCCTTCCAGGCGGAGCTGCCGCGAGCGCGTCCTTTGGCATCGACGCTGTTGCCGACGTGGTGGACGATGGCAACGCCTGCTTTGAACACGCTGGAGACGATGCCAAGCTGGCTCAAAAAGCGCCGGGCGTCCTTGCTCGAGTTCTCGTCGTTCTCCATGTGCGCGTTGAGGGTGTCGACGATGATGTAAGCCACCTGGTCGTCGTCTGCCACGATATCCCGCACGGCACGGATGATCTGCGACGAGGCGTCGTGCGCGTCGATATCAATGGCCTTGTTGGTGATGAGAAGATCGTCGATGCGATCGACGCCGTGGTGGCGACACCAGGACGCGATGCGCTGGCGCAGGCCGTAGTGCCCTTCGCCGGCGAGATAGACAACGATGCCGGCTTTCGTCTTGAGCCCGCGCCACGGCTTGCCGGTGGCGATATGGCAGGCAACGTCGATCATCAGCATCGTCTTTCCGCCGCCAGACTCGCCGAACACCATCGACAGGGCGTTGTCGGGTATCCAGCCTTTCACCACCCACGGCAACGGCGAGGGTTGACCGAGATAGGATGTCGCCCGCGTCAGATAGTAGTCGGCGCTTTTCGCCCGCTCTTTCGCCAGTATCGCCTCGACCGCCTCCGACCCTATCGCCACGCTCGCCGCCACGTCCGCCTCGGGCTCGTAGCGAGCGACGGAGCGAGCAATCTGGCTGACCTCGCTGGTGGGAAGCGGGATCTCGCAGCGCGTCTCGTTGATGACGGTCAGGGCCGCCAGGATCTCCGCCTCGGCCATGCCGAAGCTGCGCATGGCGCCGCCCAGCGCGGTGAGGCCGCTGTTACGGTTTCCCTGAATGAGATTGCCGTTAGCCGCAGGCACGACGCTCTTGCGCTGCGCCTGCATGGCATTGAGCCATCGGTTCTTGAGCGTCGCAGGCGCAACGCCGTCGAACGGGTCGGACGACGCTTCCCACTCGTAGGTGTTGCCGTTGATCTCGGACGGGAAGGCTAGGAAATAGCGCCCGTCGCTCAGAAGATCGACGCCCTGCTCGAGCTTGCAGGATCGAACGCCGTCGACGTAGGCGAAAAGCCAGTGCTGTCCACCGCCCGCGGTGAGCTGGCAAGGCCCGTCGTCGTCATGGTCTCCGTTGGCGTCTAGCCAGTCTCGCCAGCCGTCATTGCCGCCGTTTCGAGGGTCGATATCGCAGACGATGAGGCCGGAAACGGCGCCCGCTGCGATGCCGACGTTGTAGTCGGGGTTTTCCTGCCACCAGCGGCGTATCTGCTCGGGGTCGGTTGTCGCATCGTTGACGCCATGCCGGGTTGCCGGCGTCTTGGCGTTGGGGAGCACGGGCAGAACATGCCAGCCCCAGGATGCATATGCGAGCGCGGCGTCAGCCTTCGTTGTCATTCGTCTCTGCCCGCAGCTCTCTTCGTGTTTTCACCTCAAGCTCATACTGCCGCGCCATCGGCGGGTATTTGCCCCATCGACTGATGACGTGCGGCCAGATGTCGAGCGCCTGGGCCAGCGCCTTCTTGGTTCCGTAGAACTTGATTGCCTCGTCTGTTGTCATCCCTGATTTACCTTTTGTTGAAGCATTTAGGTGTTGACACCATAAGCGAGAGCCTCTAGTATTTCAACCATGCGCGAACGGATTCGCCGACGGCGCAGGAAGGAGACACAAAATGACCATCATCAACGCAGCAACCTTCGAAATCGCCGAAATCGACGCGCATGGCATTGAACGAGGCACCGTCGAAGTAACGCTCGGAGCAACGACCCGCCGCGTACGTGCGTCGCGGTTCGAAAACTGCCTGACTGCCGGCGAGATGCACGGACGCTATCGGTCAAGCGCTAAGCTCTGGCCGGCGACGGTTTGGCAGCAAGTGATCGACGGCGAAATTTGCGAGTTCGGAAATTTTGGCCGCGACGACCG